GGAAGGTGGAAAACAAATACCTTCGCTAAGGCGTTTACTCAAGAGTTAAGAGCAGTCTCCGACCTAAATGTTAGAGATTTCGATACTACACGCCGTAAAAAGCAAGAAATCATACTAAATTTACAAATGAACTTTGAAAATGGTAAAATTAACTTGCCTTATGGTGATAATAACAGTAGAAAGATGACTTCTATGCTTATTGAGGAACTTTCGATGTTCTCCATAACCGATTCTGGTAAGTTTGAAGGAGTAGGCGCACACGATGACTTGGTAATGGCTCTAGCATTAGCAAATGCGGCCTCACAGACGGCGACAGAAGCCTTCATACTCCTTGACGACATGGAAATCTTTGGAGAGCCTGAGAAGCCGTTAATCGGGCAAAAATCAAGCCTTATAGGATTAAATTTTTAGGACAGGTGAGTTAAATGGCAAAAAGGTCTGAAATACTTCAGGAACTAGCAGATAAACAAAGAGATGTAGAAGCAATTCAAGATGAAATGGCACAAAAAGAGAAGGATATGAAAAATGCATGGCTAGAACAGCAGCCTATCCGTGACCATGATGATATAGTAAAAGATTATGCAGAAGTTGCTAAATTAAACCTTACAGATGCAAGGGATGGTTTATCCAACTATCCAAAAAGGTATCAAATTGAAGGTAAAGACATACCTGCGTTGATTAAAGAAATGAGAAAGTTTAGAAGGACTCTTAAGGGTGAAACTAAGGTAACATTTACAAATTCAATTGATAATCTAATTAAAGACTATTCTGGATACTTAGAAAGGTGCATAGATAGTATATACTGGATTAAAAAGTATAAAAAACCATTAAAGCAAATGAATTATAATGAAGATAAACTAATTAAGTTAAATTCTATTCATAGTGCAAAAGACAGAAGAGAGGTAATAGATGTTCTTTGTAAATATTGGGAAGCAGAACAGGACATTAGGGATTTACCCTATGGTAAAGAATATTCAAGACTTAATAAAGAAATGAAGACCCTTAAAAAACAATTCACGCAATTACTGAAACAAACCCCTATAAGTAACTCGCCAAAGGATTCAATAAGGAAAGCCATACTAGATTCTGTTTGTGAAACACCGGGTATCTCTTCAAGAGAAATACACGATTCATTGCCTAAAAATCTATATGATAAAAGTTCACCACAAATTATTGCTAAACTAGCAAAGGAACAAAATATAACAAATGTTGATGGGGCGCATTATAAAATAAATGATGACATTAAAAAGAATATCTGGGCATACACAGCAGCATTTATAGATTCAGATGGATATATTACAATGGATAAAAATCACAATCCAAGAGTAGGGTTAGTAGCAACAGGGAATAGAGGAAAAGCGTTTATGTTAGAGATGCACAAATCACTTGGTATGGGTAGATTACATTTAGACCAGAAATCACCACAAGATACTAGATTAATTAACAGATTAAATTTTTATTCAGGGGCAGATATAAAGAAATTGCTAACCAAATGTTTACCACATTTTAAACTCAAGAAAAGTAATGCTAATGTTTTACTAGAACTAATTAAAATCAAGAAAAATGATAAGAAAAAAGATTGGTATTCTGAAAGAAAAGATGAACTATTTAAATTAATGAAATATTATAATCATAGTGATAATGCAAAGTTTGATTGGAAAGCATGGGACATTGATATTGACGGCATTACAAAACTTGAAGAAAATAGCAAAATGAATGTGATATGATGGTAGAAGAAAAGAGAAGATTTAGTGTTAGAAACTTCTTTAGAAGAAGAACACCTACACCCAAAGACCCTACTATTTTTAATCCGGGTATTCAGGAAAAAAAGACAGACTATATGATTACAACCCCTGTGTTGTATCATATAGCACAGCAGTCTGTTATTGTTAGAACTTGTACTACTCAGTTAAAGAATGAAATATTTAGAAGGGGATACACTTGGAAAGAAAAGTTCGCATACAAATGCCGTGACTGTGGACATGAACATGATGAACCTGTTGAAGTGTGTGCTGAATGTAAATCAGTAAGTTTAGAAAAACCCGATAAAGAACAACTCAAATATGCTGAGAAATTTATAGAGGGTTATATTAACAACTCAGACCAGTTATTTATAGACATCTTAAAAGAATTAGAGGACGACCTAAATATTATGGATGATGCCTATATTATTCTAAAGAAAGAATATTATATTGATGGTAACGGCGAAATTAAGATGCATAAGATAAAGGAAATGTTTAGAGGCGACCCTGTAACAATGACAATTTATACTGATGAAGACGGTGAGAAAGGCACACAAGGATTCACTTGTTTAAACCATAGAGACCAGTTACATACTGAACCATATTCTACTTGTGATGAATGTGGTTCTCCTTTGCACCCAGTCTATTACGTTAATAGGTGTCATGGGCAAGAACAGCATTACATCAAGGGAGAGGTTTTACACTTTAGTAAATATAACCCAAGTAGATTATATGGGTTGTCACCAATCTTAACTTTATGGAATCATATTACTACTCTATTAGCGATGGAGAATTATGTTAACTCTTCATACTCAAAGGCTAGAATGCCTAGAGGTTTGTTAGCAGTTCAAACTAGAAATATTGATTCTATGAAATCCTTTTGGCGTGGAGTCAAAGAGAAGATGGAACAAGACCCACACTTTATTCCTGTAATGGGTATTGAAGCAGAAAATGGTAAAGGTTCTATTGAATGGATTAAGTTTATGGATAGCCTGAAAGAAATGGATTATATTTCTGTGAAAGATGATTTGAGAGATAGAATTTCAGGGTTCTATGGTGTGAGTAAAGTATTCATGTCAGACAATTCTGCAAGTGGTGGGTTGAACAATGAGGGTATGCAAATACTTGTTACGAATAGAGCAGTAGAAATGGCACAGACTATTTGGAATAATTATGTGTTTCCGTTTATTACTAAAGAGTTCGGAATCACAGATTGGGAGTTGAAACTACCACCATCAGAAGAAGAAGATGAAATTGCTAAGTTAAGAAAGAGAGAAATAGAAGTTAACGTAGCAGCAGCAATAAAGAATCTAGGCTTTGAAGTAACAATGGATGATAAAGGACGATTTAAGTATTCCAAAGAACAACCAAAAGGAAAGGGTGGGAAAGAAGAAGGCGGGGGAGAAATAGCATTAGACCCTTACGCTGGAACAAATATAGACCAATCACAATTAGGACAAATGATGGAACAAGGCAATAGACCTACCAAAGAAGAAGCAGGCGCACCAGCAGAAGTAAAGAGCAATAGAAATAAACCATCAATGAGTGTTGGCCCTGATAAAAGATTTAGTGGCTTACCACAAGAAGCAGGTAATCAAAACGTAGATAGAAGGAGTGAGAGGAGAACACCATGACATGGGAACAAGTGCTTAAAATAGATTATGATACGTCTAAATCTTCACAAGGCTTACACGTCACAAAAATGTATATGTTTTTAAAGAGATATTTTGCTGACACACATACTAAAAGATTTAAAGATTTTTATGTTACATATCCCGAATTAGACGAAGCAACTAAAAGAAAGTTAAAAAACCTCTTAGAAATCTTATTAACAGGAGAGGGAAGGTGGTCAGGCGATGAGAGAACTTTTCCCGGTATTACTATTAAGGAATTAACTGAAGACAATATTGATTTAGAGTTTGATGACGCAATGCATATTAAAGAGAGGGATAAGTTTATTGAAGAATCAGATGAATATAAAGATGAACAAAAGAGAGGAAAAAATTACTATTGGTGGCGAGAACCTGCACCATACGATGAGAAAGTCCAAAATGCCTGGAGAGCCATGTCTCATATAATAAAAAGAACTTCATGGTACAATTGGAGAAGATATAACAGAGGTTATTAAATGACAGAAGAAATGACAACAAGACAGTTAAGGGAAACCCTAACTAAGAAAAGAAATGCTGAGAGAAACAGTGTAAAAATAACAAAGAACAGAAACTTTGACCATGTGGGGCCAGACCCAGATGCACACGAAGTAAAGAGACCGGGTAGTGCTGATGTACCTGATTACATTGGTAAGCCAAAAAGAAAGGTAAGTAGAAAGTTACAAGACAGTTTACCATATTAGGTGATTAAATGGATTTCTTAGATGGGTTTTTAGTAAATAGTTTAATTCTAAAGGCTACATCTGTAGAAGATGTTTTGTTTGAAAAAATAGAAAGAAATAAAGGAATAGTTAGACCTTATTCTACATCTCAAATAAAGGACATTTTGAAAAACGCAAAGTCTAAGATTAGAGATGATAGAATACAATTAGATGCTACAGAAGTAGAAAGGCAGGGTGATACTGAACCGCAGACTACAACTTCTGGTAATCAAGTTGCAGACAAAGATGGTAAGCCAGTTAGAATTAATGATGCTCATATTATGTCAGCATTAAGACAGATACAATCTAATATACCACAAGATTTGTTTGATAAACTACTACAACTTTTACAACCCTCAAAACCAAAACAGCAAACCGTACCTAAAATGAGAAAGCAAGAAGAGTTAGTTCTAGAACGATTAGTAGATTCTGTAGAAAAAGGAGTCAAATTATCTGAAACTTTACAAAACGATATGTATGATTTAGGGTTATTAGATATTGAGTTTTTACTAATGTTAGGAGACATTGCCGAAACTGGTGCTAGAAATTTACACCCTAACTTATATAACAGATTAATGCGTCTGAAAGAACGCCCCGAAGGTATGGCACCATCTAGTGATTATGGGGGCTATGAACCTACAGAATTATTTGAAAAGGTTATGAAAGAACTAGAACAGTTAAGTGGATTATCAAGACCTAATAGAAAATCTATTATGCGTGAATATGAATTATTAAGAGACCAAAGAAAATTAACGGTGGTTGATTTAGTTAGGTTAGTAAACCAAGGTAAATATAGATTCCAAGGTCAACAAACTAAACAAGATTTCCTTAGGTTATCAGAAAAAATAAATGAGACATTAAATGAGTCATGGGACAAAACCATCGGACGATTTATTAGAGATTTAGAAATTAAGGATGATTCCGGTGAGACAACAATACAAAGAGAATGGAGTTCTGCTAAAGTAGAAGATGAATTGATTTCTGATTGGCAACGTATAAAAGATAATCCAGATGCAAATTTTGAAAGTCTAAGGGGTAAAAAATATCTTAAAGAAATATATAAATTAGAAGAAGAATATGATAGAATTTTAAATTATTTCAAAGCAGCAAATGCTCTTAGTGCAATGTTACAAGAAAAAACATTTATCTCTGACGATGTATCCTATGATATGACTGCGAAAGAAAAAGACTTTAAGGAACAATATAAAAATATTAAAGAAAGTATAACTGATTATAATAAATATAGAAAAACAATGATTAAAGAAATTAAAGAAAAGCGTAAGAAACAAGAACAGTTGAGGCGCAGATTACAAAGAAAGAAGATGGATGATAGACCCGGTGCAAAACCAGAACAAGAAGATACTGCTGAAGTAGATGAATTTATGGAACAAGTAGCCGCAGAAAGAAAAAAGACAGAACCTACTAGAATAACACCGGGTATGAATATTGATGAACTAAGGGCTAAAGTAAAAGAATTAAATGAGAGGTATGGTAAATGACATGGGAACACGTATTAAGAAAGGCAAACAGCCCTATGCTAGATAAGGCAACGCCTAAACAAAAAAAGAAAATTAAAAAGGTATTACAGTCCGTACAACCTAGTGAATATATGGGTCAAGATTTTACTAAACTAGGAGATTTACTAGATGAATTAAATACTCTAGATACTAATAAATCAAAACCAATGCAAAAGAAAATGAATTCCTTTGAAGAAAGAAATACTGATTTGGTTGCTAGGGCTGCTGAAATGAGAAAGGACTATGAGATTCTATATCGTCAATTACGAGGGATGGTATATCCAAAGAGTAAAGGTGATTTAGGAGATGAGAAAGATGAGTGACGAAAGTGAAATGTTAATGTTGTTAAAGACATTAGTTGACAAAGTAAATGAACTGGAAAGAGCAGTTTATGATAAAGACAACCTGTTAATGAAATCAGGTTATGTTGTTGTAGATACTCCTACTCCAGTTATGTCTGCTGGTGATACTGCCACAGATGTAGATGCTATTGCTAAGATGGATTGGGATGAAATCGGTGCAATGATGAGTAAATTGGAAGGTGGTTATTAATGCCAGAAAAAGTAACAAAAGAAGAAAAGATAGCAGAACTTCTGCTAAAGGCAACTGAAAAGGCTGTTGAATTACTTGGTAACAAGGATGATTTCAACGAGGATGATTTAACTGGTGAGACTGTTAAGTTAAGCCGACCAAAGGCCACTAAGGTTCCTGATGCAAAGGGAAGCGATGAAGAGAAGACAAAGATAAGAGATGAAATAGAGGGGTAACCATGAACAATGATTGGGCTACTATTTTGAAAGTAGAAAGAAGGGATAAAGTTACGTTTTACAGAGACCATAATGCATTACAAATAGTTGAAGTAACGTGGCAAACAAACCCAAACTTACCAGATGGTAAAAAGTATCCGCCATCTTCTACATTTTCTAGTGATAGAAATAGTGCAAGAGAAGAAACATATTCTATTGATGACCCAAACTCACCTATTAAGATTAAAAGTATTAGACAAGTTGGTGCTAAACGAATACTTAGTGCCAGTGAGAACCCAGATGAGCCAGAGGCAAAGCAGCCATTTGTTCCTATAGATTTTCTTTTGAGAAAATATGACAATGTTCTGATTTATTTATCAACAGACAAAGATTTGAATGTCCCAGGAAAACCTTCTCTAGAAATGTATTCTGTTGAAGAACACCATGAGCATGGCAGTAACGATTTAATATTTATGTTTGGTAGAGGCTATTAATATGCCCCTATCTGGTGTCTTTGATAAGAAGAAACCTTCGTTAGCGAAGCGTGTCCTAAACTTCTATGAAGACGTTAGATATAATTATTTATCAGCAAGAGAAGACCCTAAAGGTTTTTCAAAGGATTGGCAAAAATCAATTAAAAGAATTAGAGAAGATTTTGATGGGCTAAATGATTTCTCAAGAGAAATGAAGAAGTATCTTGATGAAAAGATAGTTTTCCAGAAAGAAGTAATGAATCCAGAATCTCATCAGGCTAGAGATTTATGGAAACAAATTAAAACTCTGCGCTTTAATTCTGATGAATTAAATGACCCCTTTGCTAAACAAATGGGAGATAAAGTTATACAAAATTTAGTATCGAAGCCCTCTATATATGCTATATTCATACACTATGCCCTACGGTCACACGCGCATAGTATTGATGAAGAATCTTGGGAGAAGAATGGGCTTTCTCCCGATACCATCACAGAAGGTGCGATGGGGCTAGACTTAGCATTGGATGACATTACTACATACATTACAGAACACTATGGTGATGATGTTGATACATCAAAGGTAAAACCAAAGTTTAGGCCAGCATTAGAACTATTAGAAAAGGTATACCTAGAGAAAAATACGGAAGAAAACTGGCAGAAACTAATTGCTATGGATTTAAAGAAAAGTGACGAAGAAAAAGCAGAAATAGATTTCATAGTTCCTAACAAACCAATGTATAGAATATTTGAAATAAATGATATAAAAGAATTAAAAGGTTTTAGTGGGGAATGGGTAGTTCAAGAGAAGTACGATGGAATCAGAATACAAATACATAAAATGGATGAGAACATCAAAATCTATACTTATAATGAAAAAGACATAACAGAAAAATGTAAAGATGTTGTTGAAAGATTAAAGGCTAAACAATTTGGTGATTTAATATTAGATGCAGAATTAATTTTGTATGATAAAGACGAACCACTACACAGAGCAGATACTATTGCACACCTGTTTAAGAATAAGTATAAAGATGCTAAACTAAAGGCAAGAGTCTTTGATATAATGCATCACGAAGATAAGAATATTGCTGATGACCCACTTAGAGAAAGAATAAACATTCTGTTCTATCAATTTTCTCAACAGTCATCAGATGAATTAAGTTTTCCAAATAAAAAGAATACTCGCATTGCTGATTCCTTGGCGGAGGTTAAAAAATATAGTGAAGAGATTATGAAATCAAGAACCTCAGAAGGAGTTGTAATTAAAGATATAGAATCTACTTATTACATAGGTAATAAGAAAAACCCGAAATGGATTAAGTGGAAGAAGTTTGTTGATTTAGATGTTATTGTTTTGAACAAAAAGAAAACTAAATCTAACCTGTACTCCTATACTGTTGGAGTTGGCCCATTGAGTGGTGAAGAAACAAGAGAACATGGTGGTGAAGAAATAGATGGTAAAACATATCTACCCGTTGGTAAAGCATTAAACACTAAAGAAAATGTTGATGTTGGTGCAATCGTTAGAGTAAAGGTAGATGAGGTAAAGCGTAAAGGAACAGGATATAGTTTATTCTCTGCTAAAGTTATTGAAATACCAGAAGTAGAAACCCCAGAGAAATTAATTACATTAGAGTTATTAGCAAAGGATAGTAGAAAATCACTAGCCTATGATGTTCAAGAAGCACTTCAAAAGTATATCATAACAGACGGTATTCATGGAGAAGCAGAAATAATACTAAAAGGTAATTATGAAGGATTTACTATTTATGGTTTTGAAGGAGATTCATTAATGGAAAAGAATGCTCTAGCAGATATGGATTCTTGGAAAGACCAAATTACTGAAATAAATAAAACAAAATCTTCTGATGCTAGAAATGCAATTAAACAATTCTTAAAAGAAAAAGACCCTGATGAAGAAGGTGTCCCAACAAAAGAAATTTTAGAATTTGTTAAGGAACACCCAGACACAAAGGAAAACTCTATGGATTTATTTGACAATAAGGCTGAAACATTAAAGAATTGGATGAATGACCAAGATGAGTTTATACCTATGGCTGGTGAAAAATTTACATTTAATTCTAGTCATATTTCTAAAAACACAGATGAAGAAGAAAGTAGAGTTGGAACCTTTAAGTTAATGACTACTGAAGACAATAATATTACTTTAGTATTTGAAGTCAATAAAACTAGACAGGCATGGAATATTGACATTGAAGACACAGAAGATATATTCAATTTGTTTGGAAAGGCTGGTAAATTCCCAGCAGAAATTGCCACTCGGATAAAGGGGGAGAAGTTACTAGATAAGGGCAAGATTGAACTAGGTGTTCAAAAGGACGGTTATCACGAATATAGAATAGATGGAGACAAGTTTGACACCAGACTTCACTTTAGGGTTGTACCTGTCAATGAAGAAGATACATGGTTAGTTTGGACAGGATACAAACAAGAGATGCTAGATATAAAAGAAGACAAGGGTAAGTGGGATTTATCTACGGATAGGTTTAAGAAATTAACCATGCAAATCCCCGAATAGCGTGGACTTCATATAGTAAATTGAGGAAGTGGTTTCATGCCGGAAGCGGTTTTACTGAAATCTGATACAGATGGAGCATTTAACATATTAAAATCTGATGAATTAGTTATTGGTGGGTATGCATCTATAGAAGTAGTAGACAAACAAAATGATTTAATAACATTATCCGCATTAGAAGAATCAGTAAAGAAATACATGGGAGAAAAGAAATACAGAAATGTAATGTCAAACCATTCAAATGTTCAGGTCGGGGAGGTAATAGAACAATATAGAGACAAACATGGTACTCTACACAAAACCCATGTTGATGATGTTGGCTTTTATGTTGTTATTAAACTCCGAGATGATATAGAAAAGGCAAAAGAAATTTCAAGAGGTATTAGAAAAGGTACTCTCCGTTCATTTAGTATAGGTGGACAAGCATTATCAAAAAGAAAAAAGTCTAGTAATGAATTAGGCGACTATAATGAGATAGATAAGTTAGAACTCCATGAAGTAACGATTTGTGAGAAAGGAATAAACCCAGAAGCAAAGTTTGATATTTTAAAGGAGGAACGTGATACAATGAGTGATAAGTTGGAAAAGACGTTGGAAGAAATTAATGCGCTGATGAAGCAAGTTAATGAACTCCAAAAAGAAGAAGACCCTGATGCGGAAGCAGCCAAAGCATCTTCAATGGGTTCATACGAAAGTATGGATACTGATGAGGAAAAGGAAGCAGGTGACTATAAGAAGCCTAAGGACGAGGAAATGGCAATGGCCGATATGGGTAGTGATGATGACGAATCGGAGGTTAGTATGTCTAACTACGATTCGGAGGCAAAAGGAAGGACTGGGCCAGAAGGTTTTGTTGAGGGAGGATTAGCAGGCGAGGAATCAGCAGGCAAGAAACTACCTCAAGCACCGCAGGTAGGCCCATTGTATAAGGAGTGGCAAAATGATGAATTCGCTACTCTAGACCTTTCTACTGCTAATGTAGAAAAGGCGTATGATGCTTTCAAGGCAGAACAACTTGAAAAGATGGCATACGACTCGTTGAAGGAGCAATTTGAGGCTCGCTTCAAGCATGAGACAGAAGTACGAAAGGCTGATGTTTTAAAGAACGAATATGACGCAAAGAATGAGGTTGAGGCACTAAGGGCGGAGTTTGCTACGCTACGAAAGAGCCTAGAAACCACGAATGATGAGATTGTTAAGTCTCAAACCGTTGAAGTCCCAGATATTGACGTATCTGAGATGTCTTGGGGAGAAATACACAATCTAGTTGCGGAGTACGAGAGGTGAAATAAATGGCAACAAACTATGTTAAAACCATGAAAGATTTAGAGGCCGCAACCTACGGTGGTAGGGGCGGTATGGGCGGTAATAGCCTGTTAAAGAGCGCAGGTATCGTTGCTGGTCTACATACTGGACACGGCGGTACTGAAACCCCACAAGGAACAGTAGCCAGTTTTGGCAACCTATACAACGTAGTATATGGAAAGAAAGTTTGGTCAATGCTTAACCAAGAGGTTAACGCACTGGCTATGCTCTCAAAGAGACCCTATACTTCTAGTGGGTGGAGAATAATGACTGCTAGGCCAGAGGGTGGTTCTGGTAGCACCTTTGCAACAATTAACTCAGGTGCAGGCACTGGAACAGGTGCTCAAGGTGGAAGCGCACCACGAATTGATAAGATTGGTGGTGTAACAGAGAATGCAAGGTTAATAACCGATATTCCTGCAATTGCACCTACTTACACCACTCTCTTTACAAGCCCAAAGACTGTTGCTCACATGTTTGAGTTCACAGAACTGGCTTTAGAGATGGCTAAGATTGATGATGGCGTTGGTGATTTAAGAGCCTTAATCCGTGAGGATATGGGTAAGCACCACGCTGAAGCACAGAACAAGATGCTATTAATGCCTCTTGAGAACTATGACCAAACTGACGGTTCTGCTGTAATAGATGTAACTGCAAACTATACTTCTTTGTTTAAGATAGTTGCTTCTTCGCAGGAGATTGAGGCTATGGAGGATGCAAGCATGATAGACACCGGAGCATCAACAAGCGGTGGAATCATTAACCAATTAGTTACACTGTTTGGAAACACAGACAGACAAATTGGTGCTGACAATGCATACAATGAATCCTTTATGGACGCAGAAGTGGATTATGGTGACGGATATGCTTCAGGAGATGCAAGGCCATTAACCCTAACCATCCTTAACGCTATGTTAAGGCGAATCAGGGAAAACGGTGGAAGCCCCAAGGTTATCTTAACTGGATATGATACCATCCAGCATCTAGGTGACCTATTACAGAGCCAAGAGAGGTTTATGGATAGAAAGGAAATTATCCCCACTCATGGCGGCGTTAGGGGAGTAAAGGGTTCTGAGGTAGGATTCAGAGTAGCGACCTACTACGACATACCCTTGATTCCATGCAAGGACATGCCTAAGACCGGACAAGGTTCTAACAAGTTAAGCGACATGCTTATTCTAGATACAGACCATCTCTGGTTATCGGTTATGAAGCCAACTGAATACTTTGAGGACGGAATTGACAACGGAAACCCATTCGGTGTTGGAACCTTAGGAAACCAAGCAATGTATAGAACCATTGCTGAAACCGGGTGTTCTTTCTTCAAGGGACAAGGTAAGATAACTAACATAACGAGTGCATGAGGTGATTAAGCATGGCACACACAGTAACGTTGTTGAAAGACCATAAAGGTATGACTACACCAAGAGTACATGGTGATGAATACCTTGTTGATGCTGCTTTAGTAGTAACGAATGCAACATCTGGTGGAGAAGTAGTAACTGCTGCTTCACTTGGATTAAGTAGCATCAATGCAGTGTTAATAACTGGAAACAGTATACCAGCAACCTATGATGTGGACGTGGAAGTATCTGCCGCAGGTGCTTACGAAAGTGGTACAAGTTTTGCTTTGCTGTTTACAGCAATGGATGGGACAAATGCAGCAGCAACCGGAGACATCACTGATACGACTGTTAGAGTTCGTGTTTATGGAATACTCTGAAA